ATCGTGTTAGCGCCATTGTAATCATAATTCAAACGCATCTCAGATCTAAAACTTCCTTCAGGATCTAAGTAGGTATGAACAGCGTAAATTGTTTTTCTTAGGGTTGGATCATCAATTGGGAGATATGGAGTATAAAAAGATGCGTCTATATCAGCACCATCAAAAGTAGTACCCTGCTCCAATTGATACACATACCCATCGTTATTAGCAAAAAAGATCTGCTCTTCGTTTCCTGAGTATTCACTATAGGAACAGAACGCTTTTATACCCCTAGTCTCTGCCCAAGCTATCTCTCCGCCGCCCTGCTGAGCAAACTGTGTTCCTAGCAAGCCCTGAGAGTTCTCAGTTGAATCTCCTGCCCTAAAGCCCATGAGACGATACTGAGACTTGCCGCGAACCAAGAAAGAAGTAAATACGTTGTGTCGCTTTCTGAAAGAGTTTACTTCGTTCTGTATATTCTTTGTTACTGAAGCAAGCCCAACGTCACCAATCTTATCTGTACCAGACAATAGTCTAAGCCCGTCTGGCCCCATAAAAATTACATCACCTGCAATCTCTTGAATAGTGTCTGGTTCTACACAACCTAAGTCAGCAGAAACAGGCTGTCTTTGTACATCATCAAAAGATGTTGCATTAACGGCGCTAATAGTTTTTTCAGTGAACACATATAAAGTGTCCCGGAAAACAATTAAGCCTGTAATATTTGCAGGATACAAGTCCTGTACCGCGCCACTTGCTACTGTAAAATCTGTATCAGAGGCAGGAGCAGAAATAAATAAACTTGTTCCATTGCCAATAATGATCAGTCTTTTGTATACTGCAACATGATCACTACCGCTTAAACCAACAGGGGGGTTTGGTATTTGTGTGAGGTTGGCTCCATCGTAGATGTGTGGGTAACTTACCCCATCTACCACCATTAACTTTTCGCCCGCACCAATGTTGTACTTACAAAACCTGATTTTATTTGAAGTACTTGCGTCTAAAAACACGGTTGGCGTTGTGATTTCGGTCCACGCTCCTGCACCACCAGATTCATATAAACGACATTTTGTATTATCATCATTGTTTCTAGCGACAACAACCTTACCATTTAGGTAAGATATTCCCCGAATAACGCCAGTTCCGGGAACTAATGACGTATCAAACTTCTGATAGCCTAAAATCCTCTTATACCCGCCCTCAATAGACGGTTCAAAGTTTCTTAACTGTCTGGCACTACCGGGCATATTAACACCCTGCTGTAAAGGAGATAAGTTGGTTATCAATCCTCCGCCAAACTCAACGGGATACGTCTGCCAACCATCAGCCATTACATGTACCTTACATTATGGCTTGAGGATTTTTTAGTGACTCTGGTATCAATAACATTAATATATTCGTTGACAAACAGGCTACGCATTGCTTTAAGGCCTTCATCAAACTTTTGTTTTGCCATAGCCGCCGCCTGCGCATTGTCCCTAAACATATAACAATGGTATAGAGCACCATCAATTATTACATGCTTAAAAGACTCAGGAACAGTAGGTACGTCATCGTACAAATTTAGATCAGCAGGAATAATAAAATACTCAATCTCTAACGTGTAATCTTGATTCGGCTTTGGAGCAAGTACAAAATCATTGGTCTGCGTTTTGGCTATTAGCTTTGGAACACCGCCTGTTGAGTTCGTGTTAACCTCATCGTCATAGTATGTCTTCAGGTACTCATTGTATTGAATTTGCCTGAGCATCTGACTATCAACATTTAAGTCTTCGTCCCGAACAATTCTTACGGTATCAAAATCAACAATCTTAGCGTTCTGTGGAAGGGGATATCTGGCAACACCAGAGTCTAAAACAATTTCCGTTGTGTTGTGATTGAAAGGATAATTATACTCTTGATGATTGATGTCCCTAATTGCCGCATTAATTGCATCTTTAATCGTTGCATAAAAATTGACAGCGGTAGGAAAATTAGTGCTATTAAGCTTTGTTTCGTTCAATCTTCCACACAATTCATTGGTAAGAGATAAAAAATTATAGGACATTTATACTCTCTCCCTTACTTTAATTTTTATGCGGCGGTTAGTAGTAATAGTATAGTTTGTTTTATTGGACTGAGAAGTTACAATTTCGCAAACCAATGTATACACTTTGTTTGCTATTCCCTTGTCTAAAACAATAGTTGCTGTAGTAGCGGTTCTGCTTTCAGTAATATTAGTTAGACCAACGGTGGCAGATGCTCCTCCAGTATTTAAGTACATTCCGTTACTGCTTACTGCAAAATTAGGAGGAGCGAAAGTTTGATATGAATAGCCTTCAGGAAAATCCACCAAGGCTTTATCAGCACCCTCTATGTACCAATTAACAGACGTAATAGTCAGATTATCTCTTTCTAAGTAACGAGACCAATCAACCGTGTAATCTAGTCTTTCGTCCGGATCTTTGTCTGGGAATTTAAACGCCATTACGCGGCCACCTTTATTTCTCTGTATGAATCTTCATCAATGTACACTATTCGATCCTGTTCAGGCTCAACAGATACTGCGCGATTTTCTGACTCAAGAATATAAACAACCCCTGAACGGTTATATAGATCAGGGTTGAAGAATGGAAGTTTAATGCCATATGAGGTCTGGCTAGCGAAAGCAGTAGAAGATCCGGTTGCCCTACGTATAGTAATGGCAAGCAGATTTACAGCAATGGCGTAGCTAGTTATACTCAAATTACGCTGATTTGCAAGCTTTTTCGGCTGTGTCGTGGGTGTAGCAAATCCTGTTGAAAACGCCGCTGTGTTTGTTACTGCTGTAGCAGACACTGTGGCTGTAGAAGAAGGTTTCTTATCGGGCTGATAATTAAAGTTTACACCTGACACTTTAATTGCGGTACTAGTGACAGTGGCACTGTTCAAAGAAGAAACAACAGTAGAGTTAGTAATGCCTATGGCAGAAGATGACCCACTAGCCTCTGCGCCAGAAACATTTGATGTTGCATTTCCAATTCCTACAACAGTGCCAGTGTTGTTACTAGATTGTGCCTGTGCATTAGCCGTGGTATTTATAATGCCAACTGCAGATCCTGCTGTAGACCCGTCTCCCGCTACTACAGAGGAACCGTTTTGTAGTCGTTTACCAACTACAGATACTGTTGCAGTACAAGCTATAGTTGTATTTGGTGCATACTGTAATTTATTTGCTACAACAGAAATACTAGCGCTTCCAGATGAAGCGCCAGTAGCAAAATGTACAGTATTAGATTGCGCTCCAAATGCCGCCGAAGCAAATGGACCTGCACCAAATGACATTTATCTAGTCCTCTTTAGGCTCATCTACAGGCTTTTCTTTTTCGGCCAATTGATCAGCAGTTTGCTTTCGGATATCCATAATGACATCCATAGAATATTTAGCAGGCAATTCCGCCAGTGCTGATAAAATAATGTTTACTTTTTCTTCTGAAAAATTATATGTAAGCATGATTATTCCTATTAATATATTATTTTATTTATACCCGGATAATTTACTGCACCCAACGTGTCAGGCACATAGTCTTCGGGCCAGACTATGTCTTCATTAATTCTTGGAAGCTCTACGTTTTCATGCATAGCACCGTTTAGCTCCATCTGCTCAAATTTAGCAGATAGGTTTTCTAGCCATTCGCACCAACCAAGATTATCTATGTCATCTTTCCATCTGTTTTCATATACAACACCGTCAATTCTAGTGTCATATACATAAGTAGGATAGCGATCATATAAATGTTTAACCACAAGGTCACCCTTAATATGCGCGTCCTTGTATTGTAAATACATAATAGTATCTTCTCCCACAGGAAAATCTACGTCATATCTAAATCCTTCACATGACTTGCGAGAGAAGAAAACAATCCGGTGATGAGTTTCCCAGTGAGAAATGTATTTGTATGCTAAATTAACCCACCGCTCGTGGGCATCTGCTAATCTTTGTGCAAAGGCATCGCCGTAGGGAACTCTTACCAGTTCGCCGCCCGTTGCCCTTTTCCACCAATCTACATCGTGTAAGAAACAACGCGCCCCATGACCCATAATTTTTTCTGAATCGTCTCTGTCGCGGCATCCTAAATAGGGATTTCCTAGTAGCTCTTTCCCAAATACAATATTTTCAACAAAATCAAATCCGTAGCCATTTTCACGCCATATACCATATTGGTATTCTAACGCCAATACATCTGGAGGATTTTCCATGTCAGCAATGTGCTGATATGTCCACACGCCATGTGGTGTTAGATAATCATCCCCATCAACTAGGACAAAATAATCATTATCGGATTCTAAAAACAGTTCTATTACAGAGTTCTTGCCTTGGCTTGCTGTGCCATTAGATTCTGTAACAACGCACTCAATGCCTTCGTTTGCGCAAACCTGAACTGCCTCATCCTCAAACGCTTGATCTAGTGTATTGATTACAACTGTTAGTTGATCATGTGGTATGTGCCTGAAGTGCCTCTTTAGAGCATTCAGATTACGACAGCAGAGAGCGTAGTACCGTAACATTAGTCTAGTGGCTTCACCGGCCAGACAACGTTAAAAGGAAACTCAGCTTGCTCTGTAATGTCCCTAAGCGCAGTTCTATAAGCCGTCATTTCGTCAGACATGGAGCGGTCTGATAGCGCAAACGAGTCTGTTTGTTGTAGGAGAACATCTCTTTTTGCCCTGATCGCAGAGGCTAACTCTTCTTCGGAAAGAGCTTGAACAACCCAAGATTCACTAAATTGATTTTCTTCCTCTGTAACAACTTTCTGTAGCTTTTCTGTGCCGCTATCATACGTAGGCTTTTCGGCAACTACCGTTTCTTTAATCTGCCCTGTTGTAGTGGACAATTCTATTCCATTTTCTGGTATGTTGTTCCAGTAATTTGTAACTTGCAGAGTGTTATTTGAACTCTTAGCCTGCGCAATAATAGCCGCCTCATTAAAGGGCGATCCTACGTAGGACCGGACATAATAGTCAGGAAATCCTTCCTTAGAATATTTGATTTGCACAGTCATCGCAGGCTCATCAATTCGTGTAATCTCAAAATCTATCAAAAAATATCTCCTAAGTTATGCTGATTGCCACAGTGCCGTTGACAGTTTCTTCGTACTCAAGTATATCATATATATCATTTAAATTAGTAGTACCAGAAGAATAAGAATAACCGCTCCATGTTCCTAAGAGCCATGCCCACTCAACCATGTTTGTAACGCCATCGTTGTTTAATAGATAAGGGACACTAAATTGGCAATCTCCCGCACTTGTTGACACGCTTCTTGTGATATTACCACTGCTACTAGATTTACGGCCTGTGAAAGAAATACTGCTAAATGCGTAGATTGATGCGCTACCCTGCGCTTGCACCAGTAGAATTTTTGATCCCGAAACACCCGAACCATAACCTATGGTTTCTATACCTGCAATAGATGTTACTACAACTCCACTGATCAATCCTGAAGTATTTGTTAAAGCACCAAATGCGTCATCATGAGTTCCATTAACAGACTCTGGATAGTAAAAATCACACTTACCTTGTGCCCCGTAGCCTATACGAACATGGTATGCATTTGAGTTATCATGGTCTGGTGTTAACGTAGCGGTTGAGCTACTGGTGCTAGCACTTGCACCATAAAAATCAGAAATATCAATAATACCTGTAGTTGGTATTCCGGGAGCGGCACCATAATACTCACTGAGTCCGTGAGGAGTAGAACCTCCAAACTCATTAGCTATATCAAGAATAGATATTGCTCCGCTAGACTGTAGTGCCATTCTTTAACTCATCAATCTGTTTCTGTTGTTCTTTAATTGCTTCAATCAGTAGAGGTATTAGTTGCTCGTACCGCACAGCTTTGTAACCATCGTCCCTGTCCACTACAATTTCCGGTAGTACTGCTTCAACATCTTGTGCAATTACACCTACTTCTGCTTTCTCTGTGTCTTTATCTTGCGCTTGATCATTCCAGTTAAATGTATAGCCTGTCAATTGATTTACTTTTGATAGGGCATTGTCAATCGGTTGTAGATTTGTTTTTAATCTTTCGTCAGAAGAATAATAGGCTGTAACATCGCCTGTAGAACTAATTGCACCTGTGAAGCGCCACACAGAGCCGGTCCAATATAAGTTTCTATTAAACAAATATCCAGAGTAACTCCCATATACATTGTCGTATTTAAGGGCTTCTGTAGAAGTACCAACAACTCCATATCTAAATGCATAGCCAGTCATGTATCCACTATACTGTGCATATTCTCTAGTGCCGCTAGTGTAGCCATTAACAGCTATATTGGTAGTTGAAAGAGCAACGCCAGATCCAACTCCGATGCCGCTAGAGGTTACTTTTAAATATGTTGTTCCTCCTTTTTGAAGCTCTAGGTCATAGTTACTATTAGCCCCATTAATTCTTTGGAAACCGCCTGTATTATTAGCGTCTATCTCTAAAGTATTGCCACCTGCGCCCGAAGGTGAGCGAAGTTTAAGCTTAAAGTTGCCCCCGGTACTTTGTCTTCCCACCCAAAGCTCAGGAGTTTCGGATTCAATATTATTCCTACTGTTACCACTGTCATGGTAGATTTCCATATCAGCACTGTTGCCAAACTGTGCTTTATAGCCATCCTGCCACTCAGTGTTGCCAGTTACATTGTCGTTTGCATCACTTCTAATAAACGAACTTGCATGAAGGTTATCTACTTTGTCTGCATTGGCGGTTGACGAAAGACTAAACTGCGTACCACTAAGCGTTAAGCCAGTACCTGCTGTATACGTAGTATTAGTGTCAGTATTTGTGTCTACCCACGGTACGTTAACAACTAAGTTATCGCTACTGTCAACCTGAACGGCGTATGTACGACTAGCTGTACTTGATACTGAATTAGCACCAGTTGTTTGCGCAGTTGAACTAACGTTTGCCTTAAACTCTGTACCGGATAAGGTTAACCCTACACCCGCTGTGTAGGTTGTGTTAGTATCTGTGTTTGTGTCTGACCAAGGAACGTTAACAACTAAGTTATCATTACCATCTACCTGCACAGCATATGTGCGACTTGCTGTATTTGATACTGTATTAGCACCAGTTGTTTGTGCAGTAGAACTCACATTGGCATTAAACGTTGTACCACTTAAAGACAGCCCAGTACCGGCAGAGTAAGTTGTATTAGTGTCAGTGTTTGTGTCTACCCACGGAACATTCACATAAGCTTGACCACTGGCGTTTAGCACTACAGGATAATTTTTGCCTGAAGCAGTATACCCTATCTTAATCAGGCCCAATGTAGTGCTATTGGCCTGACTATATGTTGTATTGGTATCAGTATCTGTCCACGGCACATTAACAAAAGCTTTGCTATTCGCATCTAATTGAACAGGGTAGTTCTTTCCTGAAGCCGCGTATCCAATTTTAACTAGGCCTAATGCACCGCTAGTTGCCGCACTGTATGTTGTATTAGTGTCTGTCCAAGGGACATTAACATACATCTGATCACTAGACAATTGTACTGGATAATTTTTGCCTGAAGCAGTATATCCAATCTTAACTAAGCCTGCTGTAGTAGATGTTGCAACAGAATAAGTTGTATTGTTATCTACCCAAGGAACGTTTACATACGCATTATTACTAGCGTCTACAGATACAGAATAGTTTCTGTTTGACACATCAGTAGTGTATCCAGTTTGTATGCCGCCTAACGTAGAACTTGCGGCTACAGGTAAACTATAGTTATTGGCGTTTGTAGCTATGCCATCAAGTTTATTGCCATCTGCGGCAATATCACGCCCGTCAACAGTGCCATCGCCTGTAATGGTAATATTACCTGAAAATGTTGCAGTTGCCGCATCTAAGTTATTAACAACAAGATCACCTGCATTGTATGAGCTATCGTTAGTATTAATAGTACCAGTAGGTTCAGGGTCATATTCTTTAACAAACTTAAACTTGTTGTCTGTGACATCGTAGAACATGCCTATGTGCGTGTACCCAACGCCACCTTCAGCAGTACCTGTGTTAATGTTAGACCAGATACCCGTGTCTACATTTGTAGGAACTGCAGTGCCTGACCAAACATCATTTAGTGTGTGCCCTGTCAAAGTAGCAAATTTAATACTAATGCCGTTATCTAATAAATTACCTGCTGTACTTATAGAAACGTTTGTAGCTTCTGTTGTAGCAAAGTTATCCTTAGACCAAGAGAAAGAGTCACGGGAACCCCCCGCGCCGTCTATTTTGACGTAGTAAGTTGTAGAAGTAGTACCACTGAAGTGACCATCAAAATAGGCATCGTCTAGACCTGAACCTGTAAAAGTAGTATTTGCTTCACCAATAGTGTCGCCAGAGTTCAGGTACAAGAAAGGAGCACCTGTTTCTACGTTTGTAGAAGATGCAATAGTCTGGGAACCTACAACCGTCAAATCACCGTCAACAATCAAATCACCGCCGATATGTGTATCTGACTGCACACGGAAAGAGTTGACTGAGTGATTCTGTTGATTTACTAGAAGAACGCCTGTTGTAGCGTCTGATTTAACAACCCAACCAAGACACATTGGGTAGTTAGGATAGGTGGGAGATTGATTTTGTACGGCACCGGGAGTAAGGCCGACAAAAAAGTTAGTGCCTGCAAACAGGCCACTTGTGTCAACGCCATCTATAAGACCAGACGTTAGAATATAACCCTCAGAGTTATTGGGTATGTCTGCCGCCGCAAGTCCCTGCGCGTTATATTTGCCAACATTAGTAGCATCTGCCAAGGCTACAGTAGGCATCTCATTAGAATAGTTGCCACTAAAGTAGAGCGGTTGACCCTTTAAGATTGTTGAGCCTGTGTTATTGTATACACGATGGTGCTCTTCAAGGCCAATCTCGTGCTGTACGTTACTTATGTCACTATAATAATTTAAAGTCTTATGGATAGGATCATAGAAGATACGACCCTCTTTGTATGTTGCGTGATCTGTAAGTACATCTGTATCTAGATCGATTACAGCACCAACTGCTGTTTCAGCGCTATCATTAATAAACACCGCTTGCGAGGCGGGTTGAGTACATATACAAACTAGCGTATTGTTAGCGGTAAATTCTACTAGTGAACCAGAATTAGAAGAAGTATAAATGTCTCCATTGCGGACAATATGATCATCACTAAAAGCAGTCTCCGCCGCAGACCGAATCTCTCCAACGCCTACTTCATAATCACCTGTAGCGGGATCTAGAATAGCATAAAACGTGTCGTTTCCGTGACCAATGCCACTAACAAAAGACGCAAAGCCGTCTGTTGGTCCGCTAAGAAAAACGTTACCTGTACCACTGGCTGAGCCAGATTCTCTAACTCTGTCCGCAACAACAAAGGCCATTACTTATTCCTCTGAAATTGTAATAGAGCTACTAGCCTCAAACCGAATAGAGTCTAAGTTATCAATTGTTTTTGGAGAACTTAATGCTCCGTAATAAAGGACTTCATTATTTCCAGTAGAATTGGCAGAGTCGTAGATAGCAAAACCCGCAACGGTAAATTGACCACCACTGTTATTGTCAAATTCAATGTCGCTTACTGGGCCTTGAATCTGTCCATTGGCCGCAGTACCAAAGGTGATTTCTGGCCTATCTCCAGAAGTAACTGCACCATTTAAATCAGTAGCACTGTAATTTCCTGAAGCGGGAATTTCAGTGTAGGTGTCAGTCGCAGTATTTACTGAACTCAAAAGTCCTAAATAAACATTAGCAGGCATTGACATGGACGTAACAGACAACACATGCTCTAAAATCTTGTTTTCTAAGTAATTTGACTTACTCATTTATATCTCCCAAACGAGTCAGGGGACCGAAGTCCCCATCCTCAGTGTCACAAAATGACTATTAATAGCCTGTGTGATAAATCGCAGTAACGATTGCTTCTGGACGAAGAATCTTGCGACCATAAAGGTGCATACCACGAACGATATCAGCGAAGCTATCTGGATCACGATAAGACTCAGTCTTGTTGATCTGCTGAGCAGTAGCGACTGCTGAATCGTGACCTGCAACAATTACACCAAAGTTAGTGCTTTGTGTTGCGGTGCTTGCTACGGCAGGACCATCACCGACTGCAGGAAGGTTGTTAGAAACATAAACACGGAAACCGTGCAAGTTGTTAATAACAAGGCCATTCTGAAGACCTGAACCACCGAAGTCTGCGTTGAACAGATTAGACTGCTCATCCTTCAGAGTTTCAGCGAACACAGGATCAACGACCAACCAACGCCCTTGTGTGTCAACAAGCTTCTGATCTAACAGACGGCCCATGCGAGCAATTACCTGCAGAGCAGATACAGATGCTGTCGCGAACGATTGCGCACCCGGCATACGTGGAACAATAGCGATAGAGTCACCTGCGGAGGCGGCGGTAGTACCATCCGTCAAACCGAAGGAAGATCCATCAATCTTGTTTGCGGCCAAGAGTTCGTCAGAACCTGCTGAAGTGTCAGCCTTAGTACCATTAACTTGATCGTTAACAGTGTCTGCATTATCATGCAGGGCTGACTGCTTGTAACCCGCCAAGTAGCCAAGTACTTCTTGGTCATACTGATCACGGAGGCGATAGCCTGCACGATCTGTTGCCAGACTCATGAAGTTAACATGCGAGTGAGCTTCTTCAATGTCATCAATCTTGAATGCGAAATAGTTCGCTTTGTCAATGACAAGTGAGAAGTCAGTATCGATGATATCTGTCATCTGAATTGTAGTACCACGCTCGTAAGCTGTTACGTCAATTTCAGGCTCTTTGATGATACGAACAGTATCACCCATAGAGGCGATTTCACCGAAGTAGTCATTATTAGTGATGTCTTCAACAGTAGAAGACTTACGGAAAGCAAGTTGGACCTGCTTTGAGTAGATTACTGGGCTAAATTTACCATTGGGTAAGTTACCATAGCCCGTTGCGCTTGCAAATGCCATTATGACACTCCTTGTTATAGCAAAGGGATAAATGTGTAAATTCAGCAGAGGCCATCTAGCGTCAGGGTGGTATGTTTACCGGCCAAAGTAAACAAACGGCCTGAGTAGTTTGGGTATTCTGTGAAGGCGAAACAAGACTTGCCTATAATCTAACAACTGGCCTGAAGTTAAAATAAAGGCGCATCTTATTTCAAGTTAGTTGTGGGTGTCCTTTCGGGGCCACAGTATTCTGCGTATAGTTATATTCAGAAAATGTTAAAAGTCAACAACTTTAACGTGCAGACCCAGATAAATCATAGATAAATTTACCTGTGCGAATCGCTTCTGCAATTACATCTTGGTTTGCTTCGTATTGTTGAGCGGTCATTTGAGCCACATCAGATTCTTTAATTGCTCCCCTTGAAGCATCTGCTTCCGGAATACTCCTCTCTGAACGTGTAGAGACTGCCTTTGCCGCATCTTTGTTTTTAGATGATTTTTCTTTAGTAGTTATTCCCATATCTACTTTGTACAAATCAATCGCACGAGCGGCGGATATTGCATCACTGTCGTTATCATACAGTGCGTCCTGTACCCACTTAGGCTGTTCCTCAACCCAATTATGAAAATCGTCTGTATCACGAATCTCTTCAAAATCCGGATGAATTCGCATTAGTTCCGCTTCAGCCTTCTCTCGCTGAGCTTCAAGCTTCATTTCATCGATTGCCTTAAACTTATTTTCGTACTCAGCAGTTTGCTCCATTGCTTTCTTAATTGCAATCGTTTCTACGATCTTTGCAACATTAGGGTGTTTTTCCATCCACCTTTCTAACTGCTCATCCGTTTTAGGCAACTGTAATTCTTTCTTGGTAGACTCTGTAAGTTGCTCTTTCAACTCATCAATTTGTTTTTGTAAGTCTGCCTCTTTCTTCTGCGCGTGTCTGCGCAAATCGCCGTACCTTTTCTTAAAGGTCTTCTCCTCTGCTCCCTTCGGCTCAGGACCATCATCGTCCTCTGGCTTTTCCTCTACTTCTTCTTCTTGCGATTGCATCAGTTTAGCAAGCTCAGCTTCTTCTTCTTCAATTTTAGACTTGTTAGAATTGCGCTTAGCAAAGCCAGAGATAACTTTTACTTGCTCAACCTTTTCAACGATTTCTTTTTGTGTAGTAGACATTTTGTTTCCTTTGTCTGGGGCTAACGGTAGCTTTTTAGGGCGTTAGGTAGCCAGTATATATTATACTTCGTGTGTGCCTAGTTTCATTGCGTGATTGTGCTCTAACGGAGTAGAGCTATATACATGAAACGGAATAACAGTTAGATGACTGTCTTTCGTTTCAAAGTGGTGTGGTTCCATTTTATCTAAGATAATAACGTCACCTTCTTCTAAAAGATATTCTTCTTCCCCCTGCATG